ATACAATTAAAACGTGAAGAATATGAAGAAAGATTAGAGTACGCGGGAACAGTATATGAAGACACCGAATCGGAGATAATAGAAAACATGCAACTTGCTGGGCAAGCATATGATAATGTAAAAGGTAATACTAATAAAGTATCAGATACAACTGCAAATACTGCTATGAATTATCACAAAGAAAAAATACATGTGAATAAAGAAGATAGATATTTCTTAGAAAAGAAGATAAGAGAATGTGAAGCAGAAGAAAAGAAATTAGATAAACAAATTGTAAGAGTAAACAATTTATTAAATCAATTATCTACAGATGAAGAATTTGTCGTAACAACATATTACATGAAAAAAGCGAAATGGGATTATGTTGAAAGAGAATACTTTACTAACTTTGAAATACATAAGTCTATAAAACAATTACAAACATATAGAGATAATGCATTTAAAAATATGTTAGAAGTAATTAATGTCGCAGAATAAAACTTCGCTAAAATTTCGCTAATACTTCCTTTTAATTACTTTCTTAATATACTATAATTATAATAGAAAAATTTTAAAAGTAACACATTTCCCCAAAGAGTTAGTTATATAAATATAGCTAGCTCTTTTATTATAGTTATTAATTATACTAGATAAATTAATATAAATTACTCATCTACCAAAGCAGTAGAAGGAGTTTCTGAAGAAGTGTATATAAAAGTATATGCTTCTTTAGTTTTTATAAATAGTATTCAGTATATATAAGAAATGTCTATGAACGTTGATAGTAAGGAAACTTTAAGTATAGAACAGGAGCTAGCTAAATATTCTAACTGTAAAGAATATAATGAGATTTATATATATTGAGTAGTGTTTATAAATTAAAAGAAAAGAGGGAAATAAATGATAAAAAAGTTAATTATTATATGTATATTAGCATTTGCAGGAGGATTTGCAAATGCATTTTTTAAACACAGAGGTATAGATCTTACAATTTATATATATTTAGTTGTTGGATATTTATCTGGATTAATAATAAATAGTTAGGAGTTGATTCTATGACTACACAAAAACTAATACAAAAACATTTAGAAGAAAAATGCAAAAACTGTACAAATGTTTGCAATGGAATACATATAACTGTAGATAGAAAGACGAGATGTGATAAAGATGGAGATTAACTATAAAGAATGCATGAAAAGAAAATGTGAGCAGTGTAAGTATTATAAGAGTTGTTTTAAAGAAAGGGTGAAGAAGAATGAAAGTAAAAGCAACAAATAAATATAAAGAATTAAATATACAAGATAATGAATTAGGAAGGATACCAAAAGCGGGAGAAGAATGGGAAGTAACAGAAGAAAGATACAAAGTATTAACAGAAACAAATAAGTTTAATACTGTATTTGTAGAAAAGGTTAAAGATAAAAAGAAAACTATTAAGAAGACTGTAAGAAAGAAGAATTAATCATGTTGGTTAAAATGTGTGCTAGATGTCAAAAAATAATAGAAGCTCCAAATCGATATTGTGATAAATGTAAATCTATTGTAGAAAAACAAACAGAAGAAATAAAACAAAGAAATAATAGTAGATATAACAAACAAAGAGATAAAAAATATACACAGTTTTATAACAGTAAAGCGTGGAGAACATTAAGAGCTAAGTATCTTAACCAGCATTATCTATGCGAAGAATGCCAAAAAGAAGCAGAGCAAAACAAAGAATACAATATACAATTAGCAGAACATGTGCATCACAAAGAGCCAATACAAACATCAATGGGCTGGATTAGAAGACTAGATTGGTATAACTTAGAAGCGTTATGTAAGATACATCACAATGTAGAGCATAAAAGATTTGGACGAAGAAGATAATGGCAAAAGAATATAACATAAAAGCAATAGTAGACAAAGAAGATTTAAAGCTAATATTTGAATGTGATAAGGAAAAGAATAAACAATGTAACACAAATCAATATAGATACATTATATGCTAACAATACAATAATACAAACAAGAATAAATTATGAATACAAGTAAAAAAACAATAAAGAAGCGGGTAGGGGTGGTCTAAAAAGTATTAGTCAAGTGCTGAAACAACGGCGCCTGAGCTGCAGTGTAGAAAAAACTCCCTAAATTCAATTTTAAGACCTAAAATAAGAAGGTGATAAAAAAATGGCAGGAAGACCAAAAGAGCCTATAAACTTAATTATAGCAAAAGGAAATAAACATTTAACTAAACAAGAAATAGAAGAAAGACAGAATGCAGAAATACAAGTAAATTACACCGACATAAAGATACCAGACTATTTAGATGAAAAAGAAAAAGATGAATTTAATAAAATAGCCGAGATATTGTTAGAAATAGGAATTATGACTGAGTTAGACGAAGATTGTCTAGCTCACTATTTAATTGCAAATACAAATTATAAAAAATATACAAAAATGCTTAGAAATTTAGAAAAGAAAATAGATAAAGTAAAAAGCAAGAATGAAAAAAAAGAAATATTAGAAGACATAGATTTATATTTAATATATCAAGATAGAGCTTTAAAACAATGTAGAGCTTGTGCAAGTGATTTAGGACTTTCGATATCTTCTAGATGTAAATTAGTTATGCCACCATCAAAAGACCCGCCAAAAGAAAATAAATTTTCTAAGTTTAAGGTGATAAATAAATGATTGATAGAGTAACTGAGTATGCTAAAAAGACAATAGATGAAGCAAAAATGGGTGAATTACACATATTAGCCTGTAAAAGACATTTAGAAGATTTAAAAAGACAAGGAACTAAAAGCTTTCCATACATTTGGAATCCGAAACAATCTGAAAGAATATTGGAATATGCAGAAACATTAACAATTGCAGAGGGGTTTGAATTAAAACCAGTCAAGTTATTGGGTTCACAAATTTTTGATTTAGGATGTCCTTTTGGATGGTTAAAACAAGAAAATGGAAAAAGAAGATTTAGAAGGTCTTATGAATCTATGGCAAGACAAAATGGAAAGTCTTTTAAAAATGGTATTAGAGGAACTTATATAGCAAACTTTAGCGGATATAATTTTGGTAAATTATTTACAGTGGCTACTAAAAAAAGACAAGCAAGAATAGCTTGGGAAGAAATGGCAAAGTTTATAAAGACTGATGAAGATTTACAAGAGTTATTTGAAATAAAAGATTATAAGTCACTAATTTTAGCAAAAGATACAGAATCTACAATAGAAGCTTTATCAAAGGAAAGTGGATTAGATGATGGATTTAGAGCAATATTTGCTTCTATAGATGAATATCATCAACACCAAAACGCAAAGATATATAAGGCTATTTACAATGGTACTAAAGCATTATTAGAAACATTAATAAGTATAATTACAACAAGAGGAGACAATTTAAATAGTGCTTGTTATGAAATGGATCAATATTGTATTAATATTTTGAAAGGTATAGTAACTGCTGAAGATTTCTTTGTAGATATTTATGCATTAAATGAAAATGACGATATTTTTAATCCTAAGAATTTAATAAAAGCAAATCCTTTTCTTGCATCTACAGAACAAGGTTTAGAAACATTAATAACAGATATGCAGACTGCAAGAGATATGGGAGGAAACGAACTAAGAGACTTTATGACAAAGTCTCTTAATTTGTGGGTAAAAAACACAGATGACCAGTTCATTAATCCTGACAAGTGGAAAAAATGTGAATCTGATTTAGAATTACAAGATTTAGTAGGAAAGAAATGTTATGTAGGACTAGATTTATCTCATGGTGGAGATTTAACAACTGTAGCAATAGAAATACCTTTAGAAGATGAAGAGTTTTTTGAGTGTTCACATTCTTTTATGCCAAGAGGAAGATTACAAGAACATATTGTTACAGATATAGCTCCTTATGATGTTTGGGAACAACAAGAACTTATAACAGTAACAGGAGGACAAGATACTTATAAAAACGATTATAAGTTTATAATTAAATACTTAAAAGAAATAATAGAAAATTATGATTTACAGTTACAAGCAATTGGTTATGACCCACATAATGCAGACGGATTTTTAAGTGATTTAGAAACATTCGGTGTACCACTTTTAGAAATAAAACAATCAGCAAGATATTTAAATGATGGAACACAGGATATGCAATTAAATATTGAGTCTGGAAAGATTAAATACAACAAAAAAGAAGAATTACTTAGTTATAGTGTTTCTAATGCGAAAATAGTAAGGAATAGTTTTGACGAAAAGAAAGTAGATAAAGAACCTAATAAAAGAACTAAGAGAATTGACCCGGTTGATGCTATGATAAATGCTCATATTACACAAATGAAATTTAATGAAAAGGAACAAGTAAATTATGACAAAGAAATGGAAGAGTATTTAAAAAAAATGGGATGGGATGATTAGAGAGGAAGTGAAATAGTGAAATTAAAAGAGAGAATAAAAGCAGCTTGCAATATATTAACAAATAAAGCAAGCAAAGATCATGCAATGCAACAGTTAATAGATTTTTTGGGATTAGTAGGAACTAAAGAAAAAGCGCTATCTGAAGCTACATACTTTGCTTGTTTAAAAGTTTTAAGTGAATCTGTTGGAAAGTTGCCATTAAAATTATTACAACATAAAGATAATAATGGAGTAATAACTGCAAGAGGACATCCTTTTTATAAAGTATTACACAATAGACCAAATCCTTATATGACATCCACTGCATTTTGGTCAACAATAGAGCAAAATAGAAACCATTACGGTAATGCTTATGCTCTTATAAAAGGGGCAGGAAGTAAAATGTCATTATGGATTTTACCTTCTGAGGAAGTAGAAATTTGGTACGATGATGACACAATTCTTAGCGATGTTCCAGATATCTACTATATTTATTCTCATGGAGGAAAAATGTATCAATTTAGCTCTGAACAGATATTGCACTTTAAAACGTCGAATACGTTTGATGGAATAAAAGGGATAGCAGTTAGAGAACAATTAAAAATGACAATAGATGGTAACATAAAGGCACAAAAAATGTTAAACAGCATGTATAAAAGTGGATTTACAGCAAAAGCAGTTGTTCAATACACTAGTGATTTATCAGATAAAAACTTAGAGAAATTTAAAAACAAGATTGAAAAGTTTGCAGGTAGTGATTTAGATGATGAGGAAACAAAGAATATAATTCCAATTCCGATTGGAACAACTTTAACACCTTTAAACATAAAATTAGCAGACAATCAATTTGTAGATGTAAAGAGATATAGTGCCTTACAAATTGCATCTGCATTTGGAATAAAACCAAATCAAATTGGAGATTATGAAAAATCAAGTTATGCAAGTGCAGAAGCACAACAACTTAGTTTTTATGTAGATACATTACTTTATATAATTAAACAATATGAAGAAGAATTAAATTATAAATTACTATCAGATGAAGATATAGAAAATGGATATTATTTTAAATTTAATGTAGCAGTTATTTTAAGAGCAGATTTAAAAACACAAGTAGATACATTATGCCAAGCAATTTCTAATTTCTTATATACTCCTAACGAAGCAAGAGCTTTATTAGATATGGAATCAAAAGAAGGTGGAGATCAATTGCTAGGCAATGGTGCAAGTATTCCTGTACAATTAGCAGGTACACAATATGTAAAAGAAGATGGAAAGGAAGGGGAGAAAGAATGGATAAAGAAAACGATAGAAGAGACTCTAACAAAATTGTTGAAGACGGCTTAATTTGTAAATCAGCAAGTGTAGAAAGTCAAGAAGTCACAGAAAATGACTTGAAGAAGATTAATAAGTTCACGTTATCGCCTTTAAAATCTGAAGAAGTTTTTACTTTTAAATTAGTAATGGGAGATAATGAGTTAGACGATAGAAATTATGAACCATTTAATTTAAATGCATTAAAAGATTTGCAGAAGCTATACATAGGGAAAACAATGATAAAAGACCACAGAAGAACAGCGGATAATCAAATTGCAAGAGTTTATGATACAGAACTTGTTCAAGACGGTAGTAAATTAACTGGAGCAGGAGAAATTTATACAAAACTAATTGCAAAATGTTATATGGTAAAAACAGAAAAAAACTCTGATTTAATTTCTGAGATAAAAGCAGGAATAAAAAAAGAAGTTTCAACAGGATGTAAAGCTAAACATGCGTATTGTTCAATTTGTGGAGTAGACAATATGAAGAATTATTGTTCTCATTATTGGGGAAAAGAATATGAAACTGTAAATGGCAAAAAGATTTGTTATTTCACTTTAGATGGAGCAAAAGAAGCTTATGAAGTATCTTTTGTTGCAGTTCCGGCACAACCACGAGCAGGAACAACAAAACATTATGGTGGTACAGAACTAACAGTTCAAAAAGATGAAAAAAATAATAATGAAGAAGCGGAAATCAATTTAAAAATTGATAATCTAGCTTCTTTTTTATTTATAGAAAAAGAAAGGATAGGTAAATAATTATGAATAAAAAAATGAGAGAATTATTAACAAAAATTGAAACAAAACAAAATATGGCTAAAGGTTATATGGAAGGAGAAAACAAAGATATAGCAAAAGCTAAAGAAATTTTAGATGAAATTAAAACATTAAAAGAAGAATATGAAGTAGAAAAAGAAATATTTGAATCAGAAAAGGAAACTAATCAATTGAGTGAAGAAGAAACAAAAGAAATTTCAAACAAAATTGAAGATAAAAAAGAGAACAAAAATGAAGAAACAACAAAAGTTTTTGCAAAAGCTGTAAGAGGATTAGTAACAAAAACATTATCAGAAGGAGTTGCAGCTGACGGAGGATATACTGTACCAGAAGATATAGTAACAAAAGTTGAGGAACTAAGAGAAACAAGAGAATCATTAATAGATTTAGTAACAGTTAAAAATGTAAAAACAAACAAAGGACAAGAAACTTACAAAAAAAGAAGTCAAATTACTGGATTTACTTCAATTGGAGAAGGTGGAAAAATACCTAGAGCAGGTAAACTACAATTTTCTAGAATAAAATGGGAAATCACAAAATATGGTGGATATATGCCTGTAACAAATGAATTAATTGAAGATTCAGATGAAGAAATTCAAAACATGATGACAGAATGGTTGGCTGATGAATCAAGAGTAACGAGAAATAATATTATATTAGCTGTTATTGCAGAAAAAACACCAATAAAACTAAATGGATTAGATGATATAAAGAAAGTTTTAAATGTTATACTGGGAAGCAAATTTAAATCTACTTCAAAAATAATAACAAATGATGATGGATTACAATATCTTGATACCTTAAAAGATTCAGATGGTAAATATTTATTACAATCAAATCCGACAAATCCAATGGAATTAAGATTATGTGCAGGAGCAACAACAGTACCAGTAAAAGTGTATTCTAATGATACAATACCAACAAAAGAAAATAAAATACCATTTACAATTGGTGATTTAAAAGAAGGTATTAAATTCTATGATAGAAGACAATTATCATTAATGGTATCTCAAACAGCTGTAGTTGGAGAAGGAGAAGATGCATTAAATGCATTCGAAGAAGATTTAACATTAATTAGAGGTATCGAAAGAGAAGATGCACGTATGAGAGATGATGAAGCTTTTGTAAATGGATATATAGAAGTAACAACAACTACAACACCAGAAACAAACACAGAAGGAGATTCTGGAAAACAACAAGGTGCTGAAACTCAAGGAGTATAGTTATAGGAGGTATCCTATATGGAAAAATTAAAAAAATTAGCTAAACAATGTTTAGGTATTATAGAAACTGCCACGCTAAAAGATGATGAAATAGAAATGCTTATAAATTCTGCAAAAGCAGATATGGATAGAGTAGATATAAATGTAAATAACAAAATTGATGATTCTTTAATCGTAAACACAATAATGTTATATGTAAAAGCTCATTATGGCGATACAGATATAAACAAAAGAAAAGAATATCTTGATAGGTATGTTTCAAATATAAGAGCATTAAAGGAATCTGAAGAATATAGAAAAGGAGTTGATAGCAATGCATGATGTAAGTTGTGTATTGCTATCTAAATCTTATAAAACAGATGCAAATGGCAATACATTAAAAGATAAAAATGGTAGAGAGTTTTCTGAAATAAAAGAAATTGAAATACCAATAATTTTTGTAGAGAAAGTGTGGAAAGATGAGTTCTATAAAGCTAATCAATTAGGGTTAAGACCATCTATAAGAATCAAAATTAGTAGTTTGAATTATAATGATGAAGAAGAGTTAATATATATGAACAAACATTATACAGTTATTAGAACGGATGGAGATAATGACAATGAAGTAGTTTTAGTTTGTCAAAGAAGGGCTAATAATGTCAAATAGTAACAAAGTATCTATAGACAATTTAAGTTCTCAACTTATGAAATATCTTCAAGAATTTAAGGAAGATATAGATGATGAGGTAAAAGAAACATCTGACAAAATAATAAAAGAAGCTACTAAGGAATTGAAACAAGTATCTCCTAAGGCTAAAAAAATAGTTTGTTTAAGAAAAAGCTATTTTAAGTTTGGTGTAGGAGATGCTAATTGGCAAACGTCACGGAAGTTATGCAGCATCTTGGAGTGTAAAAAATGCAAAGAAATCTAAAAATCTATATTCTAAAATAGCATATAATAAAAGATATTATAGATTAACACATCTGCTAGAGTTTGGACATGCTAATAGAGATGGATCTAGAACGAAACCAATTCCACATATAAGAACTACAGAAGATAAGTATAAAGAAAAATTCAAACAAGAGCTAGAAGAAAAAATAAGGAGGGGACTATGACTTGGGAAGAATTAGAAAAAAGAATTGATAAGTTTTATTTAGATATTAAAAATAAAATAAAAATACCATATTCTCATTATGATTTTGATAGAGAAGTAGAACCTCCTCATTTAATGTCTACTGAAATAGATTCTGATAACTTTATAGCAGATAATAGAATTTATTTTGAAAAGTCTAATGCAAGATTAGAGTTAACAACAGATACTAGAGATAGAAATCTAGAAAAGAGAGTAGAGAAAGAAATACTCTACGATATAGTTTGGAAAAAACAAGTAGCTTACATCCAATCTGAAAGGATTTGGAATGTAAGCTACTTTTTTGAAATTTAAAAAAGAAAGCGAGGAAATATAAATGCCAGAAACAAAAAATAAAGTTAAATTTGGATTATGCAATATACATATTGCAAAAATAATAGAAGAAAATGGAGAGATTACATATGGGACACCCTTTAAAGTTCCAGGTGCTAGAAACTTAACAACAGACCCAGAAGGAGAAAGCACTCCTTTTTATGCCGATAACATTAAATACTATATTGCAGTATCTAATCAAGGTTATACAGGAGATTTAGAAGTTGCTATGACTCCAGAAGAATTTTTAACAGAAATATTAGGACAATTAAAAGATAAAAATGGAGCTTTAATTGAAAGTGCAGATGATGTGCAAGCAAGATTTGCATTAATGGGAGAAATTGATGGAGATGTAAAGAAAAGAAGATTTGTTTATTATGATTGTACAGCTACAAGACCAAGTAATGAAGCTAGTACAATAGAAGAATCAAAGGAACCTAAAACAGACACAATAGCACTAACAATGTCTCCACGTTCTACAGATAAATTAATAAAAGCAGTAATTGAACCTAGTGAAGTAAACAAAGATATATATAATTCTTTCTTTACAAAAGTATATGAAAAAGATGCAACAGTAACTCAAGAAGGAGTGTAAAGTATGAAAAAAATAAAAATAGGCAATGTAGAATGTAATATTAATTGTACAGCATATACTACTTTATTGCACAAAAAAATATTTAATAAAAATATATTTAAAGATATAAGAAATTTGCAGGAATATTTAGTTAAGCAGACATTAAAGCTATTAGAAATTAAAGAGAAGTTTCCTGAATTATCAGAAGACGAGATAAAGAAATATTTAAATAATTTTATTTCAGAAGATGATATAGGAGAATTTGTGGAATCTGCAACTAGAATTACATACATATTATTAAAAACAGCGAATGAAGATATAGAAGAATATGAAGAGTGGTTAAAAACTGTACCTGCATTAAAAACTAATGATGAATGGATTATTGAGGTAGCGGAATTTGCCGTGGATTGCTTTTGTTAATGAAGAAGTTTTAATAGAATTAGATAAGATTAATACAGATAATAATAAAGTGAGCAAATTTCCAGAGCATGATTTTATATTGTCAGCGTTAAAGATAGGATTAACAATACAAGACTTAAAGCAATTGACATATGTGGATGTTGCTAAGATGATTTTGTGTACTATTGATATAGATAATATTAAACAAAGTTATCAAAACATAAGAAATGCAAATCAAAGTGATATTGATAGATTATTAAGATAGAGACTAAAAACAGTCTCTATTTTTAATTATAAAGGAGATAAAAATGAGTGGAACTATAAAAGGATTATTATTAGAAATAGGTGGAGATACATCAGGATTACAAAAAGCTTTAAATAAAGTTAATTCTACATCATCTAGTTTAAGCAAGGAATTAAAAGGAATTAACTCTTTACTTAAGTTAGATCCAAAAAATACTGAACTTGTTGCACAAAAACAAACAGTATTAACAAAGAATATAAAAGAAACAGAAGACAAATTGAAGTTATTAAAAGAAGCTCAAGAAAATGCGGATAAGACAATACAAAATGGTGGTATAATTTCACAGGAAAACTATAGAAACTTACAAAGAGAAATAGTAAGCACAGAAAATAAGCTAAGTAACCTAATTGAGCAATATAAACAATTTAGACTAGAAACATCTAAATTAAATCAAGCTCGGAAAAGCTATGCAAGAGTTTGGAGAAAAAGTAGATAAAGTATCTGGTAAGGTAAATAATATAGGAAATGAATTAACAACAAAATTAACTGTACCAGTTGTAGGGCTAGGAACAGTAGCGATGACAACAGGAGCAAATCTAGAGCAAGCAATTGATAAGTATATCGCTACAACAGAGAAATCAACAGAAGAAACAGAAAAATATAAAAAAATATTAACAGATATTCATGATTCTAATTTCGGAGAAGACTATGAAGACATAGCAAACTCTATGGCTATAGTAGAACAGCAAATGAGAGGACTTGATGATGCAGCAGATTTAGAAAAAATAACTAAAAAAGCTTATTACTTAAAAGATGCGTTTGGTTCAGAAATAAACGAAAGTGTAAGAGCTGCTAAAATGATGATGGAACAATGGGGAATTTCTGCAGATGAAGCTTTCGAATTAATAAACCAAGGTTATCAAAAAGGATTAGATAAAAATGGTGATTTTCTTGATAGTATAAATGAATATTCTGTACATTTTAGACAAATTGGATTAAGTGCTACAGATATGTTTGATACATTTAAGTTAGGTGCAGATAGTGGAGCTTTCTCTATAGATAAAGTCGGTGATGCTATAAAAGAAATGGGCATAAGACTTAAAGATGGAACAGCTACAGATGTATTAAAAAGAATGAAATTAGATGCTAAAGAATTAGAAAAGGCATTTGCAGATGGAGGAGAAAGAGGTTCTTGGGCTTTTGGAAAAATAGTTAATGGATTAGAGAGTATTAAAGACCCACTAAAGCAAAATCAAGCAGGCGTTACTATATTTGGAACTATGTGGGAAGATTTAGGAAAAGATGCTGTATTTGCAATGACAAAGTATGGAGGTAACTTTGACGAAACACTAGACACAATGGGAAAATCTATGGATGACCTATACTCTAATTCTAAAAATAAAGTAGAAACATCTATAAGAAGAATAAAAACAATATCAGCTAATTTAGGAAGTAAGCTGTTGCCAATCTTAAATAAAATATTAGATAAAGCAGAAGTATTTATAGATAAATTAGATGATTTAAATGATGAAGAACAAGAAAACATTATAAAAATGGGACTAATGGTAGCTGGTGCAGGACCTCTAATAAAAGTACTAGGTACAACTACTAGTGCAGTTGGAAAGGTTTCTAAAGAAGTGGGTACATTTACACAGGCTTTATCTGTAATGAAAACAGGAGGAGAATCTTCTTCAAAATCTGTAAATGCATTGGCAAAAGTTTTAACAGGATTAAGTGGAACTGCTGGGATTGCAACATTAGCAATTACAGCGTTGGTAGGTGCATATGCAGTAGGTGAAGCTCAAGCAAAAGAAAGACAAAAACATATGACAGAAGAAATTGAGAAATTAGATGAACAAATACAAAGCAGAAAAGAGCTAACTGAAGCTATAACAAAAGAACGAGATGCAACACTTTCACAAATGAGCAAAGTTAAAGATTTAGTAGATGAATTAGATGGATTAGTTGATAAAAATGGCAAAGTAAAAGATGGATATGAAGATAGAGCAAATTTTATATTAGGAGAATTAAACAAATCTCTTGGTACTGAATATAAAATGACAGATGGTATTATAGGAAAATATAAAGACTTAAAAAAATCAGTTGAGGATTTAATTAGAACTAAACAAATCAATGCAATATTAGAATCAGAAGAGGCTTTGTATAATGAAGGGATAGAAAGTAAAGCCGAAGCATATGAATCTGTTGCAAAAGCTCAAAAAAATGTAAATAATTTACAGAAGAAAATATCTGATTGGGAAGAAAGAAATGGAAAAATCGACGATAGTACTAAAGGTAAGTTAATAAGAGGACTTACAGTAACTACAAAGAGTCATACAGAACTAAATAATTTAAGAGCAGATTTACAAGTGGCTCAAGATGAATTATCTAAAGCAGAAGGAAATTACAAACAGAAGATTAATAATATAAATACTTATACTAGAGATGCTACTATTTTATTAGGAGATGATGTAGAAGCACAAAAGAAATTACTACAAGAAAAAACAATTGCACATAAAGACTCTAGTGAAGATATTGCAGAATCAACTAAATTAACCATAGACAATTATTTGTTTGATTTAAATGAGTATAAAAAATCTAGGGAAGAAGCATTAAAAGTACAAGATAATACTTCAGCACAATATTATCAAAAACAAATAGAAAATAATGAAAAACTTCTACAAGAACAAGCAAAGCATTTAGCAGAGATGACTAGTACTACTGAAGAAATGACTCCTATGCAGATAGAAGCATGGAAAAAACTTGCAACAGGTTCTTATGATACATATAAGGAACAAATATCTAAAATGAGTCCAACGATGCAGGAAAAACTACAAGATATAACAGGAGTAGTAATCAATGACACTACTGTAGAAAATGCTGCAGGACAATTAGGAAAAGATGTAGTATCAAAATTAGATCAATTTATGCAAGCAGCAAAAACAGCAGGAGAGAATTTTGTGTTAGGAGCTAAAAAAGGAATAGAAAATCAAGGGTTACAAAAAGGAATGTTAACAGCTGTAAGTATACTAGGAAGTAAGATGGTAAGTAGATTTAATGCTAGTTTAGATGAGCATTCTCCTTCTAAATTAACAGAAGATAGCGGAGAAAACTTTGTATTAGGAGCTAAACGAGGAGTAAAAAATAAAGAAAAAGATATGTACAAAACTATCGAAAGTCTAGGAAAAAATTTGGTCAGTAAATTTGATGATAATATGATATTAAAATATTCTCAAATTGAAAAAATGCAGAAATTACAAGGTAGTTTAAAAAGTACAATGATAGATAGTACAAAAACAATATTTACTACACCACAAATTGCCTTCAATGTACAGGAACTTGATAAAGCTAGACTAGAACAATGTTTTCAATATATTAATAAGAAGTTTGGAACTATGTATTAAAATTATGTCGAAAAAGGTCGATGATTTTTCCTTGCAATAATTTGTGGTAAAATGTAGAATTATTGCAAGGAGGAGAGAATATGGAACAAAAGAAACAAGAGCAAACAGACTATATATTAAATTATAAATTAATAATTACTATAATTGCTGTTATAGTTGCTATAACAGGATTTGCAGTAGGGTTTCAAGATTATGATTCAACTAGAGGTACATATGATATTGATGTTGTATTTATGCTGTCTATATGGGGAAGCGGAGCAATATTAATAATGTTTCTAAATATGTTAAAAGATATTCTAAATGAATTAAGAATATTAAATAGTAAAATAAAATAAACACTCAAACCCGAGTGTTTATTTTTTCTTCTTAATTTTTAAACTATCTTCTCTCTATATAAAGTAGAGGAATTAATAAAATAGATTAAAGGGCAGTCGAACAAGACTGTCTTTTAAAGTGTTTTATTAAATTACAAGGAGGTCTAAAATGTGGTAAGAGAATTTAAACTTGTAAATGAAAAAGGGCAAGAATATTCTTTAATGAATATAAATGATTATTGCTTATTAACAGAACCTACTGGGCTAGGATATAGTTATTCTACAGAATACGAACGTTTAGGAAATACATTTATAGCTAATTTAAGAAAAGTAGAACAAGGGCAAATAAATGGTATAGTAAATTTTCTGAAATATGATAACTACAAAAATTTTATAGACTTTATAGAAAGTTCAGAAAAATTAAAATTTTCTTATAAAATTCCATTTGAGCAAGGTGTAAAAGAATATTTTAAAGATGTAAATATTCAAAGTGTACCAAAATCTGAAATACAAACAAATGGATTAATATCAGAACCAGTGGTTTTTGATTGTTTAAGTCTTTGGTATGAAGAAAATACAGTAATATATACAATACAACCTGAAACAGGAGAAATAAGATGGGATTTTAGATGGGATAGTAGATTTATAGATTATGATACAAGAAGCTTATCTTACATAAATAAAGGACATGTAGAAGCACCTGTTTTAATTGAAATGTTGGGGCATTTAGTAAATCCGAAAATTGAGCTATATATTGAAGGAGAACTGTATCAAACAGTTGCTTTTAATGTAGAAATAGCAGAATATGAAAAACTGTTATATGGGACAAAAGAAAATGAGTTCTATATAAATAGACAAAAGACAGATGGAACTATAGAAAGTTTATTTAGTCTAGATGTAATTGATTTTGAAAATGACAATATTATAAGACTTCCTGCAAATAAATCTTGTGAAATAAGGTTAAAAGCAGATAATGAAGTATTAAATGCACAAGTAACTATATTAGCTTACTATAAAGCCGTATAGGAGGTGCTAGAGATGAATAATGTGACAATTAATTTTAATGGACAAGCTTATCTAGCAGTCTATAATAACCAAACAGGATATTATGAAGTAGAAATAATAGCACCTGCTGTAGGCGGAATATACAATGCAGATATAACATTTACAGATTTAGCAGGTAGAACTTATGAAGATACTCAAAAGGTACAAGTTTTTACTAAAGAAAAAATAAAAATAGAAACTAATAAAGTTTTTGTTTGGATATTTGATTATAAGAACTTTAAAGTAAAAGATATAGTAGAAATAGCAGATTATGAAATATGTATAGACGAAGAAACAAATGCTACTACATTGTTAAAGATTCTTAAGAAAACAAATGCTAAAGCAAGAGATATAATAGCAGTAAAGAAAAACAATGAGGTCGTTTTTTGGGGAGTAATGAAACAAGTACAAAATGAAGATCGGTAAGCTACTTTATGAATTTGTTTTAAAATATATAACAAACATGTTTGCTCAAAACGTTAAATTAGAACATGAGGAATTAATAAAAACAACAGGAATAGAAGATTTTATTGCAAAAGCTATAACAGACAATTTTATTTCTAATGCAGATACATTTATTAATAGAAATTACTTACAAGTAGTTGCGAAGACACATACTAAAAAACAAACATCTGTAACTAATGTTCAAGACGGAATTTACAATCTACATACATATATGACAAATTGTACACAAAATTATGATATTGTGTACGATTTTTCTATTGTAAATAAAAAATTAGTAATAACAATAGAAAATAAGTCTTATAAAAAACAATTAATAGATGTAAAAGCACATGCAATATCTAATTATTCAGAAGTATTCGAAACTGATGTAGTAAGTAAAGTAATAGTCTTAACAAGCACACAAACTTATACGTTGTATTTAAAAAATAACAGGACTACAACAACAAACATGAATGACACTAATAGAGCAGAAGGTAGAATAGAAACAGTTTATACGGAAAACTACGAAGATGCACAACAGAAAGCTTTAGATGTGATGAAATCCAATTCTTATAATCATAACATTACATTTAATTTATATGACAAAATAATGAAGATAGGAACACCTATTGCAATTAAAACTAAAGAATCTTTAATATTTGATACTTATATATCTGCAATAAAAATAACACAAGATAAGTTTATTGAGTATACATGCGGAAATATAAGAATTAAGTTTATAGATAAAATTAATCAAGAGAGGAGAAAATAATATGTTAAAAGGACATGTATTTAGTAAGCAACTTTTTGGAAATCCGATTTTCGCACTATTTATAAATACTTTTTTAAACGGAATCAATGGGGTTTCTAACAATTATAAAAACGGAATGCAGGTAACGTATAATGGAAATATAGTAACAATACAAAGTGGGGCAGCATGTATTCAAGGTAGATTTCTAGAAGAAGATACATCTTCTAGCATATCTGCGGGAACAAGCACTGCTTTTTGCAAATTAGTTATAGAGATAGATTTAGATAAAACAAACACAGAAAATGAGTTTAATCAAGGTGTCTATAAGATAGTAAAAAGTACAAACAGTTATCCGGTTTTAACACAAACTAATATAGTTAAAAATAATTTTGGAAAATATCAATATGAATTAGCAAGATTTAAAGCAGGAGCTAATGGGATAACTGATTTTCAAGATATGAGAACGTTTTTAGATTTTGATTCTATATACAATTCAATAACATCAGAATATAGAAGTATATTAACACAGTTACAAAAAGAACTATCTGAAGTAGAGAATGGAAGTGCTTATATTTTAAACGAAGTAGAAGAAGAAACTGTATCGGGAACGGAAGGAAGTTTAGATGAAGGAAGTTTTTCTTATATAGCAACTTTTAAAAAAATAGGAAAAATAGTAAATGTAACTGTCACGGCAACGAGTAATATGAAATACGGAATGACTATTCATAATATTCCGAGTTTTGCAAAACCTTCGAAAATTGTTAATGGCGATTCAATAGCTAGTTCAGTATTAAAAGACAGCGGAAACACACGGCGGAGAGGGTATTGCAGCTATATATGTTTCAGAAGAAGGAAATGTTAATATAAAAATATATACAGAGCAAGACAGTGCAAATACAAAAATGAAATTTGTTGGTAATTTAACTTATATATGTTAGAAAGTGGGAAATAAAATGTTTGAGATAAAAGAAAAAATATTAGAACCGAGCAAAATATATGCAAGTTCTAGTTTTTTATTAAAAATACGAGTAAAAAGCGCAGGGTTTTATAAATATTCAGATTATATAAGCGAAAAATATGTTGATTTGATCAACAAGACATATGAACAAGTATTGTATAAAGAGGTGTAAAAAAATGGGACAAACAAGTAAATATAAAATACCATATCCGGATGTGAATGATATTGCTAACGTACCAGGCGACTTAAAAACAATTGCAGAGAAAATAGAAGCAATTCTAGCAGAACAGAGTAAAAAGCATATTATGACAGCGGGGTTAACAGATGATTATACAACAACAAGAACTAATTATGAAAAAATAAACATAAACAAAGTTTTTTGTGTCAGCGGGGATAAATTAACAATAACAGAAGAAGGAATAAAAATAGGTGCAGAAGTAAGTAAAGTAAAAGTGTCAGGTCAAATATACTTTTATACAAATTTGAACAGCTCAGTAAAAAACGCGTCAGGTTATATTGAAAAAAATGGTACAACTGTAGTAGCACATAATCAACGAGGAGATTTTGAGTATGTGCATGTAGCATTACCCGAAAAAGTCATAGATGTAAAAGAAGGAGATGTAATAGGATTAGGTGTAGTAAGCAAACAGGATGCTACAGTAATAAAAAATTATGAAAACGGAACATTTTTAACAGTAGAAGTGGTAGAGTAGGAGGTGTAAAAATGATAAATAAGATAAAAGTGTATACAAAAAGTAGAAATGTATATGCAGAAAAAGATGTTTTAGGAATATCGGGAGAAAATGACGTAGAAACTCTAGAATTTGTTTTAGATAGTGCTGTAGAAGGAGAAGCATATATTGAATTAGAAAAATTAGATACAAGCGGAGAAAAACAAAGATATTTTATAAAACTAGATAAGAAAGATGATTCATATGTTTTAAAAGTTAAGAGCAGTTTGTTAGATGTAATTCAAGATATAAAGATGCAGTTAGTAATCAGACAAGGAGACAATCAAGTATTTAAAAGTAAAGAGTTTGAGATGCAAGTTCTAACAGCAATAAATGCAACGTCAACAATACCTGAACAATATCCGACCTGGTTTGAGCAATTAGAGCAAAAAGTACAAGAAATAGATGACAAACTTGCTGAAACAACACAACTAGAAGAATTGTTAACAAGATCTGAAACAGCAAGACAAGAGCAAGAAGAGTCAAGAGTTGAAGCAGAAAAACTAAGAGTAGAAGCAGAAGAAAAAAGAGAACAAAATACAGCAAAAGCAATAAATGATATAAAAGACTTAAAAGACGATTATGACGAAAATGCAGAAACAAAGATTAAAGAATATAACAATAACAGTGCTGATAAGATATCTGAATTTAATAAAAATGCTAAAGATAGTACAACAGCTTTTAATACAAATGTAACAAAAAAGACAGAAACTTTTGATGAAAGAGTATCAGAAGCAACAAAGACATTTAACAGTAATGTAACAAATAAAACAGAAGATTTTAATAGTAATTCTAATACAAAAACACAAGAATTTAACGACAATTCTGTAGAAAAATTACAAGAGTTTAATAACAATGCAAAAGTAAAAAAAGATGAATATGATAAAAATGCTGCAAATAAATTAAATGAATACAACGAGAACGCAGAAGATTTAATTAGCAAAGTTGAACAACTTCAAACTGAGAACAACGAACTCTCAAGCAACATGCCTTGGGATACTACATCAGGCAAATTTCTACACATAACAGACTCTGCAAAATACAGCAAGAATAAGCTAGAAATAAGTGGGGATTTGGAGCAGGAGAAGTCTATAGAAGGAAAAAACAAATGTAAAACAGATTTTGTAAATTGGGAGAGTGGAGATTATAGTAATACAAATGGTTCTAAGTCAAAATTTACAGCAAGAATAAGGCTAATAAATTTATTAAAAGTTGAGCCAAACACAACTTATTATTTTAATACTTTTTCAGACGGTTATAGTTTTGCAGTCAGAGGTTTTGACAGTGCAAAAACTTTTACGCACAGTGTTGGAGAAATAAAAAATGGACAAACATATACAACATCAAATGCAGAACATTATCTTGGAATTTCAATTTTTAACACTAACAATTATGATATAACATATAGTGATTACGAAACGTTATTTAATAATTCTACAATTAAACCGTTTATTTGTTTAGACAATGAAGCAGATAAAACATTTGAAGAATATATTCCAAATAAGCCTTCTACAAAATTTCCTAGTATGCCAGTTGTGTGTACAGGAGTACAGAAGATTAGGCAGTTTGGGGAGAACTGGTTTAATAAAAATAATATAA